TGCGCCCGGGATACGCAGACTGCAACAACAATGATATTATCATGCACAGCGACCTTGATGAAGTTTTAAATCCCAAACTAGTGCCTGATATTTTTAGTCTTGTGGAAACTGCAAACCAACCAGTGACTTGCACACTGGAAATGTACATATACCGGTTTGATCAAAAGCTAGAACGAAAATGGGCAGGAAACGTTGTGGCTAAAAAACACATGTTTGAAGATCCATGCAAACTGTACAAAGGTCTTGGTGCTGGAGTAGGACACGCACAAAAACGCAAAGACAGAATTCACTGCGTTCCGTTTCCTGTTAATGCTGGGTGGCATTGGGGATGGATGGGCAATGATGAGGTTATCAAAAGCAAAGCCTGGAGTTGCATTGAAACCCAAGCACGTGACGCTGATCAAATGCTGGAAAGTTTTCATCGCCTAGACACAGGTGCGGCGATCAACCATAAAACAGTAACAGTACATGTGCCCATGCCTGATTATCCTGAACAAGTCAATTCAGTACTGCGGCAATATCCCTATTGGACATGAGCAAACATCGCCACAATCAGATTGTAGACTGCGCCTGTGTAATTCACAGCACTGGGTACGATTGGACCTATGTAGAACGACTTTACAATATGTTGAGTCGCAACATACCGCAAGGCATAAATCTTCACGTGTACACAGAACACGATCGTTCAGTGCCGCCTTACCTAATCAAACACATACTAGAAGATTGGCCAGACGTTGCTGGACCAAAACGATCATGGTGGCACAAACTACAAGTATTCAATCCAGCGCATCACGAAGGTAACTTGCTGTATTTTGATCTTGACACTGTGATAGTAAAAGACATAAGTTGGATAACACAACTAGACACAAATTGTCTTTGGGGTATTAGAGATTTTAGATATTTGCAAAATCCTAATCGTGTAAGTTTGAACTCTAGTGTGATGTGGTGGAATGTCAAAAATTTGAGTTGGGTATGGGATGATTTTAGCCAGACCAATATTGTCAACACCACACGCCAATACCCAGGTGATCAGGATTATTTAAACGCTGTTCTTGGACACAACAGAATTAGATATTTTGAAGATTGGCAATTTCAAAGTTGGCGCTGGCAATGCTTAGATGGTGGGTACGACTTTCGGCGTAGATGTCACAAGATGCCTGGGCAAGGCACACAAATTTCAGATAATGCTTCTGTATTAGTTTTTCACGGACATCCAAAACCCCACAAAATTAACGATAAAGTAGTACAAGACCTTTGGAAGTAAACGGTTGACCAATAATTGCCGTTTTGCTATAATTAGGGCATACAACGCAACAAGGAGCTGATATGTCTTATGTAGTTTTTAAAAACGCCAAAGAATACGGTCCACGCAAGGGACTAGAAGGCCCATTTCACTATCCCAATGGGCAGGTTCTGTACTACGATCCCAAAGCAGGAGAGTACTACGATCCTACTACCGATTTCTACGTGTCAAACGAAGATGTTGCAGAACTGCAAAACAGCATCTTTGCCCTGTTGGCCAAACATTAAGCAAAAAGTGTGGCTTTTTTGCCACACTTTGTTCAGTTGACCGAATATTCCCATTTTGCTATAATATACACATACAGACACAAAAGGAGCTTCCAAATGCGTAATTTTACTAAACAAGAACACCTTAACAGCATTGACACTAACGACATTGGCGAGGGCATTGAGGACTTTGATAACCCTGATCTTAATAAGGCTTTTGGCAAGTTCTGTATCATGGACGACCAGTGTGCCTATAACAACCTATTGGAAGACATGGGTTACGACGAGGACGAAATCAACAACGAACATTGCACTATTGTACACGACACAGTGGTTGAAACCCTCAAACAAGTAAACCTGGTGTTCAAGAACCTGGGCATTGACCTGGAGTTCAAAAGCGCAGACATGGTGGAGCACATGGCCTTTATGCTTACAGGCAAAGGTGACACACCCGAGGACATGGCCCACCGCATCCGCAGATTGGTTGACAACAAGCCTGTTTAATTGTATAATATAGCATAGAGAAACAAAAAGGAGCCAAAATGATTACTCATGGAGATATGGTAGTTTACAAGAACATTGGCACTTACCACTTAGTAAATGACGACGGTTATGATGAAGACACTGACTCATGGTATGACCCCGAAGAACCTCACTATGAGGTGCGCCACTTCTCGGGCCTGACTGTAACTGCCAACTCTGTCAAACAGTGCAAGAAGTGCCTGGATGACTTTGAGGTTACTGCACAAGAGATCCGTGCGGCTATCAACAAGCTCACGAGTTACGGCTATCGTGTGGTTAAAGAGCAAGAGTACCGCGACACCAGCACAGACCCCAACGGCCTAAAGGCATTTGCACGAGACTTCTTGCCCTAAGACTTGTGTGGCTAAAACGCCACACTTGTTTGGTTGACCAAATATTCCCATTTTGCTATAATACTTGTATAGTAATTAAAAAGGAGCCAAAATGATACATCAAAATATACAAAAACTCATTAACGATTATCAAGAGATTCTGGACCGAGATCCCATGGATCAGTCGGAAGATACTCAAAGTATTCTTGCTCGCTTTGCCCAACAGTTGGCCGCAGAGCTAGGCGAGATTGTGGTAGCAAGTCCTTACATGGAAGGTACCCGCATGTACTTTGACGAGAAGATTGCTCGTTACGAAATCAAGAAGAGCGTGGGCCTAGCGGAATAACCGGGCTAAAAGTAGTACTTGAGTTTGCAGTTTTACCCCCAAAAACCAGTACTAAAGTACACATTTTTCAGTCTCAGGGTGTTTAATTTCCCTAGATGTTGTGCAAGTGTATCAAAGCACACAAAAACAGCTTAAAACCGCGGTTGACCGAATATTCCCATTTTGCTATAATACTTGTATAGTAATTAAAAAGGAGTCAAAGATGCAAAACTGGACCGACAAGATCATTCATTGGAATCAACTGCCTGGAACAGAAGTCAAGCGACTGCTGGCTACCTGGGGCATGACTCCAGAGCAGATTGCCAAGTATGATAAGAAGCATGGCTTTACAAACTCTGCCCCCAAAGCACAAGTGCCTGTCAAAGCAGAAAAGACAGCAAAGCCCACAGCAAAACCTGTGGCCAAAAAGGCAGTGGCCAAACCTGTCGCTCGTCAGAAGCACACAGGTGCCGATGGCGAGATCAAGTTTGTAGAGCACCGCAATCTTTACGTGGGGTTCTTTGGAGGCCGTGTAGTAGTCACCAAACGCACTGCCGAAGCTTGCCGCGCTGTACTGGCTGAACACTTTGGTAGCCAAAGTGCCAAGGTTGACCAATAATTCCCATTTTGCTATAATATAATTTTAACGCACACTAAAGGAGCCAACCATGAGTGCAATTCGAGTTGTTAAAGGTAACTACCGCGGTAACACTGTTCAGGACACCACATTTGAGCTGGTGTCAGGTTTCCAGTCCGGAGCCAAAGGCAATTATGTCACAGTAAAAAATTCAGGACATTTTCCCAAATGCCCGGATACTATCCGTATTCGTGTTGACAACATTTCAGATATAGAGTATACTAACGCCATGACTACAGAAAAACCCGCAGAGCCAACCCAAGCCCGTGTTGCAGAAACAGATGAGCAAGCCATGGATCGTATCCGTGAGCGTTTTGACATCCTGCACGAAATGACCAAAGCCACAGTGTCAGGAGACATCCGTGCTATGATTGTGAGCGGCCCCCCTGGCGTAGGCAAGAGCTTTGGCGTTGAGCAAGAAATTGACAAGGCCACAATGTTTGACAAGCTGGCAGGCAAACGACTGCGAGCCGAAGTTGTCAAAGGCAGTGCCACTCCTATTGGCCTGTATCAGACCTTGTACAAGTACTCAGACGAAAACTGTGTTGTGGTTTTTGACGACTGCGACAGCATCTTGTTGGATGACGTTGCTCTTAACTTGCTGAAAGGTGCTCTGGACTCAGGCAAGAAGCGCAAGATCTCCTGGTTGTCAGAATCCAGCAGCCTGCGTCGCGAAGGCATCCCAGACAGTTTTGAATTCAAAGGCAGTGCCATCTTTATTACAAACTTGAAGTTTGACAAGATGAAGAGCCAGAAACTGCGGGATCACTTGGACGCCTTGCAAAGCCGATGCCACTACCTGGACTTGACCTTGGACACCATGCGTGACAAGATTCTGCGTATCAAGCAAATTGCCAAAGACGGTGTGTTGTTTGCGGACTACGACTTTGAGCCATGTGTGCAAGACGAGATTATTGACTTCATGAATGTGAATCAGAATCGCTTGCGTGAAATGAGCTTGCGTATGGCAATCAAGATTGCAGACTTGCGCAAGATGAGTGCGCTGAACTGGAAGCGTTTGGCTGAGACCACTTGCATGAAGAGTGCCTAATGGGCAGTGACAAGGCCTTCTTTGGCACCATACTTGCCTTGATGGCCTTGTTGTTTGGATACCCAGGTTGGGCGTTTTTGATTTTTTTAATAGCAATAATATAAAGGAACTCAATGACCATCAAATACATTTCTAACCGTGCAGGCGATATTACAATGCCTTGGGAACCAGGACTGTTGGAATGGTTGATTGCAAAGTACCCGTACTCGGGTTATGAAATAAAGGAACTGGCAAATGTTTGAAATCTGGGACGGCGATCTAATGTTGTATACTGTGGATACCAAGTACGAAGCCGACGAAGCAGTAGAGTCAGGATTTGAAGTTCGCACAGTAGGAGTACCACAGTGACAGTGCCACGTGAGCGTACCAATGCAGTGATCTTTACAGAAAGTTTTCTCAAAGATCTGCTGAATCCCAAGGCCACGCCAAGGGTGCCAAAAAGTATTCGTCAACAAGCTGCTCGTTGTCTTAGACACTATCCCAGTCAGTGGGAAATGGAAACCATTGCTGCTCGAGAAGATGGCGAAGCACATCCAATTCAAATGAAAATATTTGGCAAAGGATTTGTATGACTGAGTTGGAAACTGCACTGAAGTCGCATGACTGGAGCCTAGCAGGATACACAACCAGACCTGAACTGGACAGATTGATGAGGTTGCATGCTGACTCATTGGCTCTTTGGGAACAGTATTGCCCTTGGAGTACGGCCAACGGTGGCTATATTGCCTGGATCAAGAAGTAATCAGCAATAGACAAAGTTTCTCCTGGGCGCTATACGGTTGGCTCCGGCCCAGGATTTTAGCAGGTACCCTTAAAAAGGTACCTGTTTTTTTGACTTCTGCATCAACATAGTGTACTATATAACATATGCCTTTTTGTTATTCTCCGTGGACCAATGTTGATATAAGCCCTCAGGGCAATGTGTCTCCATGTTGCAAATTTCAAATGTCTGACTACAATGAATCTTTCAATGTACAAACACAGACATTACAATACTACTCCGACAGTGCCTTTTTGGTCCAAATCAAACAAGAATTTACACAAGGACAATGGCCAAAGGGTTGTGTACGATGCCGTATTGAAGAACAAAACAGTATTGCTAGCAAGAGGCAATTAGATTATGATCGCTGGCAGGAACAATATCAACAATATAATTTTGACACCAATCAATGGATCACCGCCAGCATAGCGTTTGGTAATACTTGCAATTTGAAATGTATCACTTGTGGTCCTTACAGCAGTAGCAAATGGCAAAAAGAATATGAAAAAATATATCTGGACAACATTAGGCCTGTAAAATTTTACAGAAGTGATTTTGTAGAAAAGTTTATAGAACAGGCACCAGAGATTATTCATTTAGACGTACCTGGTGGAGAACCGTTTCTATCTGGAGTACAAGAACAAAAACACTTGTTATGGCATTACATAAAAACAAAACAGGCCAAGAACATTAGTTTACATTATACAACCAACGCAACTTTGTTTCCAGACCAAGAGTGGTGGGATATTTGGCAGCATTTTAAAAATGTTGACATCCAGCTCAGTATCGACGGTGTCGGTAACAAATATGAATACATTCGATATCCAGCCAAGTGGGACGTGGTAGTTGAGAACACCAATCAATACCTGAAAAAACACATGCATAATATTCAGCTCAGTGTGAGTCACACAGTAAGTGCCTACAACATTTATTATCTTGATGAATTTTTCACATGGTGCGAAAGTGTTGGACTGCCTAGACCCTGGGCTGGGCGAGTACATAATCCTATACATATGCGGCCAACAGTATGGCCAACCGCGGCAAGAAATACCATTGCTGATCATTTAAAATCCAGTACCTATGAAGATGTGCGCAATTGGGCACAGCTATTACAAACTCAAGATGACAGCAACAAGTTTGCTGAATTTAAAATATATCTTCTACAACACGACCAGTACAGAGGATTGAATTTTGCAGAAACGTTTTATGAGCTATCGGAATTGTTAAATGACTAGTAGAAAAGATTATCCAATATATCAAGTATTAGAAAAAAAGAGTAAATTTTTCTGTCCAGCAAAATGGACTGAGTTATTTTTGTATCTAAATCACGGCAGTAGCAACAGTTGTCATCATCCTATTCCTCATGAAATTCCTAGAGAGTTGTTGAGTAATCCTGCGGTGTTGCACAATACCCCACACAAATTAGAAATGCAAAAACTCATGATGGACGGTGTTCGCCCAAATGAGTGTCACATGTGTTGGCATATAGAAGATTCAGATCCAAATGCGGTAAGCGACCGCATTGTAAAAAGTCAACTCTGGCATGACAAAATTGCAGGACTTGAGGTCAAGCCGGACTATGTACCACCATTCATTGAAATAGTATTTGATAACTACTGTAACTTGACCTGCAGTTACTGCGACTCTGGGCAGAGTTCATCTTGGGCTGCCAAGATACACACACAATCATTACACCTTGTTACAGATCATCGTGAGCTGTATTCTAAGATTCACATTGCGCCAGGCACAACCAAACAAGAGTATCTTGAAGCCTGGCTTGCGTGGTGGCCAACAATACGTGACCAAGTAAAAGTGATCAAAGTCAGTGGTGGCGAACCTTTGATGAGCAAAAACTTTTGGAAATTTGTTGAATCATTGGGAGTGGCGCCAAATTTAGATATTGCTATCAACAGTAACTTCTCTGTGGATCCTGCACTAGTAAAACGATTTGCATCCTATGCTCCAAACTTTCGCGAAGTAACCATATGTGCTAGTATTGATGCAACAGGCAACATTGCTGAATACGCAAGGCAAGGTTTAAACTATCAGAAATTTTTAAACAACGTACATTACTGGTGTTCAAATACGCCAAATAACTGTTTCCTTATGTTGCAAAGCACTGTCAATGTGTTGAACATATGGGGCCTAACTGACAAGTTTGAGTTGAACGCACACTTGCGACACCTATACCCAGACAGGATGTTGAATTTTTACAGCACAATCGTACGAGCTCCTGAGTTTCAGTCTATCTCATTGTTGCCCCATATTACAAAACAAAATCTTAGCAACCAAATTCAAAATTGGATTGCTACCAATGATCAATCACTGACTCCTATTGAAAAAATATTAGCAAACAAAACAGTGAGCTATCTCATAAACGACCCGGAGCCCATGCATAAATTTGATAAACATCAGTTAGAAGTTGACTTTGTGTCATTTTTAATGTATTATAATCAAACAAGCAAGTTACAATATCAAGATGTGTACCCCAAAGAATTCTTAGAATGGATTCAAACAATAAAAAATTATGAAACAATGCACAATACAAATACGTGATGAAGTCAACATCAAGATTGAAGGTCTGGACCTTGACTGTCGCAAAAAACTAGTAAACACATTCAAGTATGAAATACCCGGAGCACGGTATCAACCTGCTGTGAGACTGGGTCGTTGGGACGGCAAGGTGGCCTATTTTCAGTTGGGAGGCAGCAGTTACATCAACTTGTTGCCCGAGATCATTCCCATCCTGGAGCAATACGACTACGACATTGAGCTAGATGATCAACGTGACTACTCCAACACATTTGAATTTGATGCCATGCGGGAAGACACATTCCAGGACACAATGTGGCCTGTAGGGCATCCAATGGCAGGACAGCCTGTGATGTTGCGTGACTATCAAGTAGAAATTGTCAACAACTATCTGCAGAATCCGCAATGTATACAAGAAGTAGCCACAGGTGCTGGTAAGACTCTAATGACAGCAGCTCTAAGTTGGAACGTGCAAAAATATGGTAGGTCCATTATCATTGTGCCCAACAAAGACCTTGTGCGGCAGACCGAAAAGGACTACATCAATCTAGGCCTGGATGTAGGTGTGTATTTTGGCGATCGCAAAGAGCTGGGCAAGACGCATACCATTTGCACTTGGCAAAGTCTCAACGTGTTGATGAAGAACTCAGCCAGTGGTGTTGCTGACTTTACTATACTGGACTTTATGGAAGGTGTGGTATGTGTGATTGTAGACGAAGTTCACATGGCCAAAGCTGATGCACTCAAGACCATGCTCACAGGTGTGATGTCGAGAGTACCAATTCGTTGGGGACTCACAGGCACAGTGCCAAAAGAGAAGTTTGAAAGCCAAAGCCTGTTGGTGAGCCTGGGTCCTGTTATCAGCAAGCTCAGTGCCAGCGAATTGCAAGACCGTGGTGTGTTGGCCCAGTGTCATGTGAACATTGTGCAACTGCTGGACCACGTGGAGTTCAGCAACTATCAAAGTGAACTTAAATACTTGCTGGAAGAAAAAGGTCGCCTGGATGCCATGGCAGGATTGATCCTGCAGATCAACGAAACTGGGAACACCTTGGTACTAGTAGACCGTGTGGCAGCGGGCACTGAACTAGTGGCCAGACTGGGAGACAAAGCAGTGTTTGTGAGTGGTGCCACTAAATCAAAAGACCGTCAAGACGAATATGATCAAGTGGCTGAAGCAACGGACAAAATCATTGTGGCCACATATGGAGTGGCTGCTGTTGGTATTAATATCCCCCGTATTTTTAACTTGGTTCTTGTTGAACCAGGAAAAAGCTTTGTCCGTGTTATCCAAAGCATTGGTAGAGGAATTCGCAAAGCAGAAGACAAAGACCATGTTCAGATCTGGGACATAACCAGCACCTGCAAGTTTGCCAAGCGGCATTTGACCAAACGCAAGCAGTTCTATCGCGATGCTGAATATCCTTTTTCAGCAGAGAAGCTGGATTGGATGAAGTTGGCATAAGGTTGACAATTGCCACACAAACCTGTATTATTAAACATATGCGAATTTTAACCTTAGACAACCAACACTACAACCTAGATCATTTACCTGAAGAAATTGATGATATGCGCTTTGCTATCCTTGACAATTCAGACCCCAAAGATCCTGACTATCATTTTATACCACTTATCTTTTTAGAAAGTTTTAACAGCCCAGCCTTGGTGCTACGCATAGGCAAAAACACAATTCGCATGCCCATGGACTGGCAGATCTTGATAGGCGAACCTGAAGTAGGAGATCTTGAAGTGTTGCCCTTGACATCAATCAATGACCGTGGGTTCCGAGTGTTTCAGTTCAATCCCCTGACCAGCTTCCGTCCCAGTTTCCCTGACATTGAAATTCTGGATGTATATCACGAAGTTTCGTGGTATGCGCCCAAACTCAAAAACGGCCAAATGCTGGCAGTGCCATTAAATGACGATCCGGAACCCGACTGTGTGTACTTTGTAAAAGACGTAAGTCGCAACTGTGAAATTGTAGACTACAACAAGGCTTGGTAACCAATGGGTGATCTAACTCCTGGTGCAACATACATTTACGAACGTGCTGATGGCGTTACTTACGCCCGTGAGTTCGGCGCAGACCCGAGCACCAGAGTAGCAATAGGATCTGATTACGATCCAGTAACTGGTCACAGAATAGACTACGATAAGAGAACAGAAGACGGCAGGCCGTTACACGAACATATAATGGACGCTAAATTATGGGGCGAAATTCGGCGAGCTGCCAAGACCAATCCCACTTTACAAGATGCCCTAGATCGTGTTATAATGATCCACAACCTGAGCAAAACCCATGAGTGACAAACTAAACATTGCCAATGAGATGCGACAATTTGATCGCAAGAATCGAGACTTCTACGACGAGCTCACAGCCGAAGAACGCAAGAAGTTTAGTAACTATCTCATGATACGTTGGGGCAGTTCTGTTGAAGGGTCAAGAGATCTGCAGGAGTTCTATGTGATCAGCTGTAACGAGCGATTCAACAAGCACTTCTTTGATCTGGGCAAGCATCCTAAACTGCAATGGTTGTTGGCCACCACCGTGAGCCCAGACATGGGTACGCCAAGACATCCCTGGATTGCGCCCAAGAAAAAAGAACCCGGTGCCAGTTCGTTCAAGAAACAACTCAGCGAACTGTTTCCGCACATGAAAAATGATGAGATTGACTTGTTGGCGTCAATCACAACCAAAAAAGAACTAGATGCATACATTCGTCAGCATGGCAACGACCCCAAGTAAATTCAGCTGTGACTTTTGCAACAAGACCTTTGCCAAGGAAACCAGCATAGCAGTTCATGTGTGCGAAGCCAAACGGCGGCATCAGGAACAGAATGAGCCAGGTGTGAGACTGGGCTTTCAGGCTTACATAAAGTTTTATGCCACAGTACAGAGATCTACAAAATCCAAGACATTTGAAGACTTTGCAGGCAGTGCCTATTATCGTGCATTTGTGAAGTTTGGACGATACTGTGTGGATACTCGCACAATCAATCCTGGTCAGTTCATGACATGGCTGTTGAAGCACAACAAAAAGATTGACTTCTGGTGCTCAGATC